TCATTCTTTCTCCCGCCCTTGACTGGCAATAAGCACATAATTGATGTCAACTCCGCAATGAGCCAAATATGCCATAAGTTGCATGCTTAGCGGACGCATGCTTCCGGCTTCGATGGCTTTCATTCTTTGCAGACCGATACTGAGCATCCCGGCTAGCTCAGCCTGAGAGAGGCCAAGCCGCTCGCGTTCTTGAGCAATCCGGTGGCCAATAATATGTGTAGGGAAGTGAGCGTCAGTTACTGACATGAACTGGGTATTCCTTTACGTTCCCAAATGGGAATAGATCATGCCAGCCTTTTGATATCAGCGACAACCGCCTCCAGCTCCTTGATGACTGTCTGTACCAATTATTTTCATGGTTTTCTACGTTGAGGAAGGACGAGGGTGGCTGCGTCACGAGGCGTGGGTTGCCAACCGACCCCAAGCTGCCCTTCGCAAAACACAGTTCACCGCCAGAAACAGAAATTCAACCTAACGCGCTTTCGGGCGAAGCAGAGGACGTTTCCCCAGTTATTCGCTAGACCAGCATTTTCTGATCATTGCTTGTCCATACTGCTCAGTAGACAAATCCTTCACATTCTAATAGCGTGCAGCCCATGTAATGGCAAATCGATGCTAGTCAATGCTGCCATGCTTCAGGCTCTCGAATACTTATATGCGGACTACAGCGATGCCACACTGAACTATGAAAAAACTTGCGCTATATTAGCGAAACGATCACAAATAAAATCAGCACCAAAAAATAGATGTTTGCCACCTTCACTATAAGGAATTTTGAATGAGTCTCGAATGGAAAGATATAGACAGCCTAAAAGAACCCAAAAATGATGCTTACAACTACAAAGGCCGGTCTAGTAAAGAGTTTTTCTCAAAGATTTTTTTAAGAACGGCAAATCTAGAAAAATGCTTGGATCCTAGCGTATATTATATTATTGGCGAAAAGGGGGCGGGAAAAACAGCGTATGCAGTTTATCTTGAAAACAACCCGGATAATGAGCATGTGGGCAAGCTCACATCTATGACTGAAACGCAATACAAACGCTTTATCGAATTAAAAAAACAAAATAAGCTGAATTATAGTGACTATGCGAATATTTGGCGATCAATGCTGCTATTTGTAATCAGTCAAATGATTATCGAGAAGTCAAAAAGAAAATTTCATATTATTTCCGGGAAATTTAGAAAGCTTGAAAGCGAAATCTCGAAGTGGAGTAAAAATGCATTAAGTCCGGAAATTGAATCTGCCTTTGAGGCAATTAGAGAGCTCGGTTTTAATTTGGAGGGAAGCGCTCCTAATTTCAAAAGCGGAGTTTCAGGGAAGCAATCGCAAACTGAAAAAGACAGTGTTCTTAAACATCATCTATTAACGCTAGAGCAGAATTTTAAAGAGGCAATCTCAGATCTGTCACTTAACAGAAGTCATACGCTGTATATTGACGGTATCGATTACAAGCCAGAAAACATAAATCATAAAGAATACATCGAGTGCATCAAAGGATTGGGGGAAGCGGTCTGGCAGCTGAACGCTGACTTTTTTTCCGACATCCGGGACTCTAAAGGAAGAATCAAGATATGCCTTTTAGTGAGGCCAGATGTCTTGAACGCTTTGAATTTATATAATTCAAATTCAAGAATTCAAGATAACTCGGTTCTTCTTGATTGGTCCACGACCGAGGAGGATCACAAATCTTCTCAACTGTATGAGCTTTGTGACAAATTTCTTTCTAGCCAGCAAAGCTCAAAGAAGATTACAGGTACTAGCTGGGAGCACTACTTCAAGACTCCAAATGAACCCAATAAAGTCTTTCGCTATTTGGCCAGAAGCACATTTCAAAAGCCACGCGATTTCCTCACCTTCATAAAAATAGCAATATCGATAGAGCAAGATCGCGGCAGGGGGCAAAACAACATTTTTTCGCAAGACATAATAAATTCACCACAATTCAACAATAAATTTTCCGATTATCTTTTGGGTGAAGTTAAAAACTACACAGCTTTTTACATGTCGCAGGAAGACTTTGTAAAATACATAAAGTTTTTTCAGTTTTTAGATGGGAAACATAAATTCACCGCTGAACAGTTTTCGGCAGCATTTAAAGCCTTCAAGCAATGGGCGGATGGAGAGGACTTTAATTCCGCGCGATACTTGAAGGATGAAGAAACGCTGCTCCAGCTTTTTTATGATGTGAATATAATCGGGTATATGGAGATTACCGAAAGGAATACACAATTTTACCACTGGGCTTATCGTGAGCGAACTCTTAATAATATTGCCCCGAAAGTAAAATTTGGTGCTGAGCTTCGCCTGAACCCAGGGATTGCTAAAGCCCTAGATGTTGGGAGCAAATTCATGCCTATCAACCAACAAAGCGTTCGTGCTCCCTCGCTGAAGAAGGAGCAGCGAAGAAATCATAGAAATCGTAGAAAAGCCAATCAAGAAACGGAGTAATCTATTTTATTAATCCCGACGCTCACAAGCTTTTCATCTAAACGGGGCCCCCGGGCCCCGTTGCTGAATGTTTACAACTGCTCCCGCCCAATTGAACTATTAATAAAATGCCTCTACTTAACAAAGTTATGAGTGATGTCTTCGTTACTATGACGTATTGGGCATAGCACTGTGGGTTATTGGATAAAGCGCCGGCCACATCAAGCAGGGGGGGGCCAGGCTCAATGGAAAGAGCTCATATTAAACAGCAGTTCCTGGCTGCATTTGCCCCTCACCGACGGGCTGCTTCTGCCGATTGCTGCCGATCGAGTGAGGTAGCTATGAGTCGATTTTGGCTTTTTTATGGATAATCAGTAGAGACCGTTGTAGACCCATTTATTTTGTGGGGCGTACGATTTCACCAACACGGCGATAAACTTTTTTCGTCATTTCCTGCGTCGAGTGGCCAAGCAGTCGGCTAGCATGCTCAATGTCGTCAATTTCGCTGGCAGCTTTTGGTCGTATGTCGCGGAATTGGAACTGGCGGATCGCGGCTACAAGTGTCGCATCATTTTCGGCCGCAGCCTTCACGGCTGCTTTTTCTCGAGCTTCATCCCATCGATTTCTCAGCATGGCGTAACTCATTCTCAGGCCTGCTTGGTTGGTGATCAGGCTTGAACTTTTAATGCCTGCGATGGCTTTTCGCTCAAGCAGAGCGTCAAGGAAGGTGCTCAAACTTGATGCGACCGCCCCGTCGTGTAGGCGGATGCGCAGGCGTTTCTCGGTCTTACCCTGTCCTATCATCAGGAATCCGTTGTTGACGTCGGCTGTTGTCGCTTTGAGCACGTCGGCGGGGCGCTGGCCGGTCAAATAGGCCAGGTCCATAGCGTCCTTGAGTTCGGGCGGTGCCTCTGCGTATACCGCATCCCAAATGATTTGGCCTGCGTAGAAGTCGCGTGGAGTCTCTTTGTTTCTGCGCAGGCGGGCGCAGGGATTCGCTTTTTGGATTAGACCCCACTCGCGTGCAAAGTTGAATATGGTCGAGAGGAGGGCGATCTCGCGGTTGGCACGTACTTTCGCTGATCTGGCGTCACGATACTGGGCGATCACTTGTGGGGTGATCGCGTCGACGGGCGCAGATTCGAACGCGTTGCGTAATTGTTTGAGGCCTTTCAAGTAGTCCTTTTGGGTGCCGGGCTTTAGTCCGGGGATGACTTTTTTTTCGTAGTCATCGAATAACCGGCCCATCAGGTGAGCAGGCTTGGGTGTGGCTTTGCGATCCAGACGTGCCCATTCGACTTTGGCCTCATCGAGGTCGCCGCCGAGCGGGAGCTCCACTCGGTTACCGTTGGCGTCCCGGCCGTTGTAGTAGTAACCCACCCAGATACTGCCGTTCTTTCTCTTGCGGGTACGGCGGATCATCCGTGGCGGCAGATCCCTGTTTGCTGTTTTCTTCTGGCGCATCGTTAACCCACACGAGATAGATCAAGAGACCAGGTTTCAGCCACAGCGTTGGTTGCTGATGGCTTCACCCCGGCTAGCTTCAGGCGGGCGTACACGCGGCCTACAACGGGGCGTTGCGAGGCTGTGAGCACGTGTTCCCAAGCGTTGCGTTGCAGCCACTGACGTTGGCAGGACGGAATCTTGTAGCCTGTAATGGTGGCTAGCTCATCTTCTGTCAGCGTCTCACTTGGTAGCAGGAACGCATTTTCTGTATTCATGCTGCCTCCTGGGAGATAGTGTTTTTTTGTACCTGCTTATACCCCACCTCAGGCTGCGCGGGCGGGCGATTCTGAGCGACTAGCGTTGCATCAGGTGTGGCTGCCCAGCGCAGCTTTTCGTGGGGTATAAGTGCCTCGGCAGTGGCGCTTAGAGGGGCAGTAATGCCTGCTGCTGCGCAGCAGAGACTGTTTGTTTCTAGCGTGTCGACACCATTGGCTGTGCGGAGCAAAGCGGTCGATGTTCGGGTGATGTGCAGGTCCATCTTCATGCCGCTTTCCTCCGGTGTTCGATAGCGAGTTGGTCCATCAGGCGCTGGTGAAACGTGAGCCGTGCTTCGGTGGCGGGCCATGGGCGGATCGTTTCGGCAGTGGGTGCGATGCCGATCAGGCAATCCCAGATGGGCGGATCTGCAGGCATGAGGTCGCGGCGTTCGGTTGCCAGTGCGACAAGGTCGGCGTGGTGGACAGATTCCGGTAGTTCGAGGTCGAGCTTGAAGCGGGTGCAGATGCGCTCCCAGATCCATCGCTCGACGTCCTGGTAGGCATGCATCCATTGCTTCAACGGCTGCACCATGTCGCCGATGTAGGCTTCCGTAGCGTCGTGGAGAAGAGCCGACAACTTATGCTCTTCTGGCACCAGGTCGGCGACCATGCAGCAGTGTTGTGCCACGCTATAGAACTCGCGGGTGTGGCCGTTGAAGCGGCACAGATGCGCGAGCGAATGGGCGATATCGCGTGGGTCGATCAGGTCGGCTTCTGGCTCATACAGGTCAAAGCGCTTGCCGGTTACGGTCAGAATCTGACTCATGCCGCCTCCTTGACCAGGTCCGCCAGTAGCAGCGCGTTCTTGGTGTCCTTGTGAAGCTTGCGCACGGTGTCATTACCAATCAGCACGGCCAGCTGCCGGTCAAACTCTTTACGAAAGCGCGTCAGCTGCTGTAGTTCAGTGGTCGCCTTGGTGCATTGTCGATGCAGTTCACCGGCTGCGTGGGGTGACAGGCGCAACATTTGGTTAGGGCGATTCATGCTGCATCCTCCTGCGCGGCTGGCTCCAAGAGAACAGCCATAGCGAGAGCGTCGCCGCGGAGCGCAAGGGTCTCGCGTTCGAGTTTTTTGCCTGTACGGAATGCGCTGAATGTTTCGGCAGCAATTCGCAGTTTTTCTGCGATATCCAGCAGGGTTTGGTGGGCTGGTTCCCCCAGTTTTGAGGCGACGAGCGCGCGCTCGTAGTGGGCGTGCAGTTGCTTGTGGTGTTTGCGAGCTTGGTCTAGCGCCAGCTCCAAATTGCGGATTGCCTCCGAGTTGTCAGACTGTTGAATGTTTTTGCCTTCATCGATTCCATCAAGGTGGCCATCGATGAGACCGCCTCGATATCCAGCCCAGTATGTAAGTCCGATAAATACAATCAGCACGATTAGTGCGCAGATTTGAATTGCGGTCATGTGGTGTGCTCCTGGTTGTTTCGCTTGGCTGGTGGTGGCAGCCGTTGGTGGTTTGCTATTCGTTGTCTGGATCAGGTGGATCGGCCAGCCCGCACATCAGCTTGGCTTGGTACGGCATGTAACCTTCTTCACGCAGGACGTCGTAACGTCGGTAATCGGCCGCAAAGAAGCAGCAGTCACCGCAAAGGCGGTCGAGTGTTTCCTCGGCTGACAGAGTCGTTCGGCAATGCCTGCATCGGTTGAGATGTGACATGTCACGCCTCCGGTTTGTCGGTTGGTGGTCGCGGCATGTCTTCGTCTGCCTTGTAGGCCCGGATGTCGATCAACGCGGCAACGTGCTTGATGTGGGCATACCTCAAAGCCTTCACGCTTTCGTCGATAGTGGTCACTGGGAGTTGAATTCGCCCGCTGTTGATCGCCTCCGTGAACGTCTTTTCATTGAGGTTTTTGAAGTAGTGCACGCGCAGCTTTTCGAGGGGGATGAGCACGTCACCGAAGAGGTGGTGCAACATCTCGACGGTGGAGCTATCCGGCGCGGGAAGTAGTCGCAGCGGTGCTTGATTGGCGTTATTCATGGGGTTGCTCGGCCTCCTTGCGTTTAAGTCGTGATGGGTGATTCCAGGCGTTCAGGCAGTGGCGTTTGGTCAGTTCCCGCAGATGTTCAGGCACTTCGAGGAGCGCGGCGTTGCGCTCCTCGCGTGTGCGCATGGCGACGATCTGGCGGGCGTACTCCCTAGGCCACGTCACGGTTGTCGGCCGGTATGGCGGGCAGTTCGAGGCCCAACTGCTCGGCCAGCCAGCGCATGCCGGCTTGCCGGACCTTGGTCGATTGGCTGTATTGCATACCGGCGGTTTCGTGATACCAGGTGCCGTCTTTGATACGCAGGTACTCGCGGTCGCGAACCGGGAATGCCGGCAGGTTGCGGTCGTTGAGAATGCCTTTCTCGCGCATGAGCGCTATCAGCTTGGTTCGGGTGAGGCCAAAGTACTTGGCGGCTTTTTCGAGGCTACGTTCCATCTCGGCCTCCTAGGCTGCATGCGCGGCGGGAGTCGCCACGGCAGCTAGGTGATTGATGGATTCGGCGATCTTTTCGTAGATCTGCGCGTCGGTACCGCACACCGAGAAACATTTGGTGCGTGGACGTCTTACGCTGATGCTCATGATGGTGGTGACACCGGGGCGTGTTTGAGTGCGGTGGATGGCCACGTTAATTGGTTGCTCAAAACCCATGTCGAGACTCAGCGAACCGCCTGTGCGGACGAGCTCAAAAACTCGCTGTTTATGCTCAGTATCGAAGCGGGCGTATTGGCGGTAGGAGTGTGGGAGGTCCGACAGATCGACTGTGTTGGTGGGGTCGAATGGGCCGTTGGCGATTTCTTCAATGAAGTCGGCCAGCTTGAGGTGCATCTTCTTCTCGTTTTTCAAGGTCAGCGTGTGGCGTTCGCTACCCAATTCGACGGTGAAGAGTGTGTCAGAAGTGCTGCGTTCTACTTTCAGGCGGAACGCCAGTGCGTCTCGCTTGGTGGACGACCTCAAAACGTGCTTGAACGTCTCGGTTAGGTTGACCTGGGCGTTGAGCAGTTGCAGGGTGCGGTTGTCGATCTTGAACTTGTTCATGCTGCAAACCCTCCGCCGTTCGGATCGAATGGAGTGGGGGCGGCGCGGGACTTCTGCTTTGGTTTTGTGGGGGTGAATGCGCATCCGGATTCGCGCGCCAAGCGGCGGATCTCGAAGATGCGGGATGGTTCAGCTGCGGTCGGATGGACGTGCAGGGTGGCTGTGGTGTGCATGGTGTTGCCTCGCTCTGTGGTGGAAGAGTGAGGCAAATATCACGTATCGTGCTGCGAAGTGTCAATACACTCCGTGATTAAATTATGGCGTGCTGTGTAGAAATCGTGATGATTTCAGTATCCCTCCCACCAAATGGATCTCCATGATGTCGGATTCGGCAATGTGTATGGGGGCATGTTCTGCGTTAACGCTGTCGAGTCTGTACATGCCATCGCGCAAGTAAATGAACTCTTTGATCATGGTCCGGCCCGAAGCCGTACGCACCATCACTTCATCGCCGCTGTAGTAGTTTTTGTTCGGCTCGATAAGCACAAACTCACCGTTCTTAATCCGGGGGAGCATGCTGTCGCCAGTGACCTTTAACCCGTATGCATCGGGGTCGTCACTGTGAATGTTCAGGTAGCCATCGCCGTGGCCTGGTGGAAAATCTAATGCCTCAAAATAGCCTTCATTGCCGAGCTGTGCATTCCCTACCACTGGAACTCTTCCCTCTTTAGCCCGGCCCGCTTTGCTAGAGACGTCCTGATCATTTGCCACTTCATGCAATGGAGGTCGATCTCGGGTGTAAAGAGAGACTCCCTTTGATATTAAATTTTGGGTGATTTGATTTGCTGCTCCTGCCACTAACTCAGCAAATGGGACATTTAAGGCATCTGAAAGCTTCTTAAGGTCTTGCAGGTTGGGTTGTCGGGTGCCTCTTTCATAATTTCCGATTCGAGACTGTGATTCCCAGCCACAGGCAAATGCCAGCTCTTGCTGGCTCATGCCGTTGGCCTTTCTGAGTTTTTTTATGCGTGTGCCGAGTGTGTTCATGTGCTTTTTTTACCACGCAATGAAATCTTTTTTTCGCACTTTACGTGTTGAAAAGTTCACGATACGTGCTTATTATGGCTGCGAGTCATCGGAGACCACTGTTATGAATCGGATAGCTGAACATCGAGAGAAAGCGGGTATCAAGCAACGCCAACTGGTCGCGGCACTGGGTTGGACTCAGACGCGCATAAGTAATTATGAAGCTGGTCGTCGTACGGCTGGCCTGGCGGAGTGTCGAGCGATTACCTCTGCACTCAATGAATTAGGCGCTGCTTGTTCTCTGGATGATGTTTTCCCGCCCGAGTTGGATGAACTAAAAGCGGCTTAGAAAAAAGGCGACCCAAGGGTCGCCCAGTTACTCCCGGCACACACCACCACAGTGCTGTCGGGTCGTGATAAAGGTAGGCGGGCACACCACATGCTAACCACCTCTCTTTATCGCGCTTTCCAAGGCTCGGAAGCCTTGGTGTTGCTGCCTTTTCCACCACAGATTGGGCAGCTGTTGCGCCGGAGGTGAACGACGGATCGTTCGCCTCGGCACGGTGCCGGTATCGATCCTGAAGATCTAGCCGGCGTTTGGGCCCTTTCAAGCCACGCGGCAAATGTATCACCACTGCATGTCGCGCGGCACTGGCAACTTACAAGGATTAATGCCATGAGCCGAATTGCTTTGAGTTGTGTAGAACGAGCGCAGCGGGAGATCCTGCCGCTCGATCTAGCGCTTTACCACGCCGCACGGGATTACCCCGGCGGCGCCGCTGCAATTGCCGCCACCACCGGCCGAAACGCCACCACGCTGCAACACAAACTGTCGCCGACCCATCCTAGCCACACGGTGAACATTCAGGAGTTCGGCGAAATTCTGGAGCTGACTAAGGACCGCCGCATTCTGGATGCGGTGCATGCGCTGGTGGGGGATACGACCTGGCAGGAGTTAGCCGAGGCGTATACCAATGACATGCCTGAAACCTTGACCACCGGCATAGCTGAGTATTTTCGGCAGGTGGCTGACTTGGCTGATACCTGGGCCAAGAGCATCGGCGACGGTGTGGTGACGGACCACGAACTGGCCGCGATTCGCCTGCAGGTTTTTCGCGGTATTCAGGGGCTGCTGGGGATGTTCAACCGCGCCACCTACGTCAATCAGACGACGCGGGGTGTTGATCGTGGCTGACATTGCAGATTTTGCTAACGACCTCGTGCAGGAGCGGCTAGATCAGGCGTTGGCTGCCCGGAACGCCGCCAAGCCTGCCTTGGCGGCACATTCATTTTTGTTCTGTGAAAACTGCGACGATCCTATTCCTGAGTCGCGTCGATTGGCTCAGCCAGGTTGCACCCAGTGCGTGATCTGCCAGTCCGTCGACGAAGCGCGGGAGGCCCGGCATGCTCGATGAGGTATTGAATCAATTTGCGGACTATGGCCTTGAACCTGAACAACCGCTGATCTTCGGCAAGCTCACAAGGTGCAAGACTGCTCAGGATAAGGGCAAGGAAAAAAACGGTTGGTACGTCGTGCACGAGCATCGTACCGAGAAGAACGAAACGCTGATCTTTGGCAGCTTCGGTGACTGGCGTTCGGGTGACTCGCAAAAGATTAAGGTGAAGGCCGGGCGTATGAGCCCTGAAGAGCGCGAAGTCATGCGTGCTCGTCAGGAAGAGGCCAAGCGTAAGGCTGCTGAGGTCGCCGCCAACGCGTCACGGCGAGCCGCCAACCGTGCTGCTGGCTTGTTCAAGCGCATGCCCGAAAAGGGCAAAAGTGCTTACCTGGACCGAAAGCAGGTTGTCGGCTTCAAAGTTCGCTATGCGCCACGTACCGGCGCATTTTTAGTGCCTATGTGCAACGTGCGGGATCAGATCGTCGGCCTGCAGGTGATCTTCCCGGCAAAGCAAGAAGATACAGGTCGCGACAAGGCCTACTGGCCCTACGGTATGTCGAAAGAGGGTGCCTTCCATTTGATCGGCCCGCACCCTGAACCGGGTGAGCCTGTATTGGTGTGTGAGGGTTATGCCACGGGCGCCAGCCTGCACATGGCAACCTCGCTGACGGTCGCTATCGCGTTTGATGCGGGTAACTTGCTGCCTGTCTCCAAGGCCATGCGGGAGCGTTTCCCCGGTTGCCCGCTGATCCTCTGTCGGGACGATGACTGGAAAACCAAACGCCCTAATGGCGATCCTTGGAACCCTGGTGAAGAAAAAGCCAACAACGCCGCGTTGATCGTCGGCGGTCAGGTAGTCGCACCGGTCTTTTCGGGCGAGCGGGAAGTCAAATGGACCGACTTTAACGACCTGCACATTGCCGAGGGATTGGAAGCTGTCCGCCGCCAAGTATTGGCGGTGGTCAAACCTCCTGCAGCGGGTGGTTGGAAGGATCAACTGGCCCGCACCGAAAACGGCTCCCTGATCGCGCATATGCAGAACGTCGAGCTGATCTTGGGCAATGACGAGCGCTGGGCCGGTGTCATCGGTTACAGCGTGTTCAGCTCCAAGATCGTCAAGCTGCGGTCCGCACCTTTTGGTGGCGGTACCGGCGACTGGGCTGACATCGACGACATGCGGGTGATGAAGTGGCTCGCGCAGCAGTACAACCTGCGGGTCAAGGCGTCCCATGTGATCGAGGCGGTCAGCGTGGTGGCCCATGACCATTCCTTCCACCCGGTGCGTGAGTACCTGGAGAAGCTTGACTGGGACCGCGTTCCTCGGCTGGAAACCTGGCTGACCGACGTGCTGGGCGTTCAACCGACCGAGTACTCGGCCAAGGTCGGTAAGCGTTGGCCGATCTCGGCGGTGGCTCGGGTGATGCGTCCAGGCTGCAAGGCCGACTCGGTAATGATCCTTGAGGGCGGGCAGGGCGAAGGTAAGTCCACCGCCATGGGCATTCTCGGCGGCGAGTGGTTTATGGATACGCCCTTTGCCCTTGGCGACAAGGACAGCTTTCAGGCCATTCGCGGCAAGTGGATCGTCGAGCTGGGGGAGCTGGACAGCTTCAACAAGGCCGAAAGCACCAAGGCGAAGCAGTTCTTCTCGGCGTCCACCGACACTTATCGCGAGAGCTACGGCCGCAGAACGAACGACGTGCCACGCCAGTGTGTGTTCGTGGGTACCACCAACCAAGAGGAATACCTCAAGGACGCCACAGGCAACCGGCGTTACTGGCCGGTGTACTGCAACAAGGTCGATCTGGAAGCACTGCGCGAGATCCGCGATCAGCTTTGGGCTGAGGCGGTGTTCTGTTTCGAGGCTGGCGATATTTGGTGGGTTACCAAGGATGAATCGTGGATGTTCGCCGAGGCACAGGACGAGCGTTTTGTAGTGGACGAGTGGGAAGGGCAGATTCTGACCTGGTTGGAAGAGTCGCAGATCGGTGAAACCGCCACCGGCAACGAGATCCTGACTCAGGCCCTCAAGTTGGATGTTGGTCATTGGGGCAAGCCCGAACAGATGCGGGTCGGCGCGATCATGCACCGTCTGGGCTGGCGGAAGAAGCGTCTGCCGGCACTGGCAAAAAGTGGTGTCCGTCAGTGGGCCTATCAGAAGCCCGCAACGTGGGGGCGTGCGCCTGCATTGCAGCCGCCGATGATCGAGGAGCCATGCTTTGATTAAGCGAATCGATGAGATGCTCAAGCTCTGGGCGCAGGATCTGCACTCGCCAATGAACCCTGACTGCGTCGGATCGGGCGGCGGCAACATGATCGCCATGTTGATGGAGTGCAAGGGCGAGCTGATACGTGGAACTCGGGGGAGTCGGGTGCTGCTGGATGAGTCGGCAGATATCGAGCTGATCGTGAACAAGCATCTGCCGGCGCAGCTGTCGGTCGTGGTTTGGGAGCACTACTGCAATCACGATAGCTTCCTCTCACAGAAGTACACCCACTGCGGTTGCAGTCGCGATACCTACTACCAGCGTCTGCACGAAGCGCACTTGCACATCGCTGGCATGTTGATGGGGAAGGCTGCATGACCCCAGGCATCACTCCGCGTGCCACTGTCCTACTGTCCGGCCTTGTCCGACTGCCATTTAGTGCGGTTGGACAAGTGCGGGCCGCGTTGTTGCAGGGCTGTCCTACTGTCCAACCTTTGCCCGCCCCATGCACACGTAAGCATAGCGGGTACGTAGTCGCGCCCATGGCGCGCATGCGTGCTTTTAGCTTTCTCTCTATACACAAGAGAAAGTTAAATAAGGTAGGACAGTAGGGCAGAGCCCCGAAATTAGGCGCCTGTAGCTGTCCTACTTCCATTCTGAATAGTGGGACAGGTAGGACGGGGCACCGGAAGCGATAGCCGATTGAATGCGTTGTACCTGTGTTGCACCTGCGTCATACCCATGTTGTACCCGTATTGCTCCGTGGCATTAAAACTCGCTTGCTGCCATCGGAATCCACCTGTAAAAAGTACCCATCTTCGATAGGTGCGACCGCAGAGAGCGGCAGGCACCACACACCAAACCCGGCCATTGCGCCGGGTTTTTGCGTTTATGGGGAAGGCGATGACGAACGAGCAGCAAGCGCTGGCAGAGATGCCGATCTGGTTAGTGATCCTCTTGGCCCTGGTCGGCGGTGTATCGGGAGAGATGTGGCGAGCCGATAAGGACGGGGTGCGGGGCTGGTCGTTGTTGCGGCGCCTGGCGCTGCGATCTGGGGCCTGCATCATCTGCGGCGTGTCGGCGATGATGCTGATGATCGGTGCGGGATTGTCGGTCTGGACGGCGGGCGCCTTCGGATGCCTCACTGCCATGGCCGGCGCCGATGTCGCCATCGGCCTTTACGAACGCTGGGCCGCCAAACGGATAGGCGTCTGCGAAGTGCCACCCGCAGGCGGGGAACAAGGCTGATGCATCGGGCCGGCGCGCCGAAAATCGTCGGGGACCCTGGGGTTATCTGAGGGGTACGGGGTCGGAAACCCGCGGGACTGTGTTAGCGGACAGTTCACCAGCTTAGTGAACTCAGGTGAACAGGTGAACACCCGAGGTGAACAGGACATTCCATCATGACTGCAATTAGCAAAACGGAGTTTGCGGCACGGCGAGGCTGGGCTAAATCCTACGTTTCCAAGTTAGCCAATCAGGATCGGTTGGTGTTGACCCAGGACGGCAAGGTCGACCTGGAAGCAACGGAAGCACTCCTGGCTCAGACTGCTGATCCCAGCAAAGCCGCTGTTGCCGATCGCCATCACCAAGGCCGGCTTCAACGTGACGTTTACAGCCAGCTCGCCAGCCACGTCGAGCCGACTTCCACGGCTGCGCCGCCGCCCGCGATCATCCCCGCGGGGCAAGTGCCCGACTTCCAGAAGGCGCGGGCACTGCGCGAACACAACCTGGCTCAGCTCGCCGAGATCGAGTTGCACAAGGCAAAGGGCTCGTTGGTCGCGCTGGCAACAGTCAAAACCGGCGCCTACAACGCCGGCCGCATGCTGCGCGACCAACTGCTCGGCATGCCTCCGCAACTCGCTCCCGAACTGGCGTCCATGACCGACCCTTGGGAAATCGAAAAGCACCTGACCACGGCGATTCGTCGCTCACTGGAAGACGCTGAACGCATGTCTTCAGCGGACCTTGAACACGCACTGACCACGAGTTAAGCCCATGCCCACGGAATTTCCTGACGGTGCAGAGGTGTACCGCGAGGAGTATTTCCGTGGGCTGCGGCCGGACCCGGATGTCTGGATCGATCAGTGGGCCGATGAGTACATGCGGATCCCGCGTGACACCGGCGCCGCTGAGCCCGGCAAGTACCGCACCGCGCGTACGCCGTATGCCCGCGAGCCCATGCGCTGCCTGTCGCCGGCTCACCCCTGTAAGCGCGTCGTCACCATGGTGGCCTCGCAGTTGATGAAAACGCAGATCGCCTTGAACTGGATCGGCGGCCTGATCCACATGGCACCGTCCAACATCCTGACGTTGTTGCCAAGCCTCGGCCTGGCCAAGCGGGTGTCCTCGCGGATCAGCAAGACGATCAAGGCCACGCCTGTGTTGCGTGAGCGTGTGGCTTCCAGCCGCTCGCGGGACTCGCGCAACACCATGGATACCAAGGAATTCGAGGGCGGTTCGTTGTACGTCACGACTGCCGGCTCGGCGGCCAACCTGGCCGAGCTGTCGGCGCGCTACGTGTACGGCGACGAGATCGATCGTTGGGAAGTGGACATCGGCGAAGAGGGTGACCCGATCGAGCTGGCCGAAACCCGTGGCAGTACCTTCGGCCGCAACGCGAAGTTCTATTTTTCCAGCTCGCCGACGATCAAGGGCGCCTCACGGATCAACGATCTGTTCGAGGGTAGTGATCAGCGTTACTACTACGTCCCGTGCCCGAGCTGCGGACACATGCAGACCCTGGAGTGGGAGCGACTGCATTACTCGAAAGATTACAGCGTCGTGCATTACCAGTGCGCCGGAGCTGATTGTGACGTGCTGATCGAGGAGTACCACAAGGGCGAGATGCTCGCCCAAGGCGAGTGGCGTGCCCATGCCGAGGGCGACGGTGAGACGATTGGCTTCCACCTCAATGCGCTGTACTCGCCGCTGGGTTGGATGGACTGGAAGTCACTGGCCAAACAATTCGAGAAAGCCAAAAAGGCCCAGGCCAAAGGCGATCTTGAACCGATGCAGGTGTTCTACAACACCCGTCTGGCCAAGGTCTGGGACGCGGCCCAAGAGCAAACCAAAGCCGACGTGCTGAGGCAGCGCGCACGGTTGGAGTCCTTCACCCTCGGCTCGCTGCCGGCGGCGGTGCTGATGATCACCGGCGCCGTCGACGTTCAGGCCAACCGCCTGGAGTTCATGGCGATGGGCTGGGGCGTTGGCATGGAACGCTGGGTTGTCGACTTCCAAGTGGTGTCTGGGGATCCCTCCGACGAACGCACCTGGGCGGCTTTGGACGAATTGCTCAAGGCTAAATACCGCCACCCGTGTGGTGTTGGCCTGGGCATTCTCGCGGTCGCCGTCGACTCCGGTGGTCACCACACAGATGAGGTCTACCAGTTCTGCCGCGTGCGCCGCTGGCGCAACGTGTTCGCCATCAAGGGCGCAAGCAAACCCGGTAAGCCGGTTATCGCACAGCGCCCGTCGATGGTCGATGTCACCTGGAAGGGCCAGACCGAACGCAACGGTGCCGAGCTGTGGTTCGTCGGTACCGACACGGCCAAGGATTGGATCTACAACCGCTACCCGTTTGAATCTGGCCCGGGTGCGCTGCACTTCGCCAATGACCTGCCGGACGACTTCTTCGATCAGTGCGTTGCAGAACGCAAAGTCGCGCGCTACATACGCGGCCACAAGCGCATCGAATGGGTCAAGGGCAAGGCCGAGCGCAACGAAGCGCTCGACCTGATGGTGTATTGCCTGGCCATGGCGCATTACCTGGGCCTCAACCGTTACAAGGAACACGACTGGGAGCGAGTGCGTCAGTCCCTGGCGCAGTCGGGCCTGTTCGACGACGCCTTGGGCATCAAGCCCGTTCAAGGCGAACGCGTCACCGCACCCGCAACACCAGCTGCTGTAACGCAATTGGCTCAGCAACCCACTGCTCCGGTCGTGCAACCGCGACCGGCAGCATCGCCACCTCAACGCCGCAGCTCTACCAGCGGTTACCTGAAGAGACGCTGATATGTCCTTTACCCAAAAGCACCTCGACGCGGTTGAGGCGGCCATCGCACGCGGTGAAAAAGTCGTGCGCTATACCGACCGCACCGTGGAATACCGCACCATCGACGAACTGCTCAAGGCGCGCGAAGAAATCCGTACGTCACTGATCAGCGCGGCAGGGCCACGCTCGCGGGTGGTTCGGTTGTACCACGGAGGCAAAGGACTCTAATGGCCCGTCACTATCCGACGCTCACCCGTAATGGATTCGTGTTGCCGTCGAACATCAAGGCCAGTTACGAAGGCGCCGGAGAGGGCCGCCGTTCCACTGGCTGGGATGCTCCCGACAACGGGATCAACAGCATCAACACCCCGGCCTTGCGCAACTTGCGATCACGGTCCCGGGCAGCGGTTCGCAATGACCCGTACGCCTATAACGTGATCGACAAACGCGTCAGCAACTTGATCGGTTCTGGCATCACGCCGCGACCGAAAACCGACGACGAGGCCCTGCGCAAACTGCTGCAGGAGCTCTGGGAGGATTGGGTTGATGAGTCGGACGCCGATGAGCGCACCGACTTCAACGGTCAGCAGGCGCTGGTGGCACGCACAGTGGAAACCTCGGGCGAATGTTTTGTGCGGTTGCGACCTCGCGGTCTGGACGAAGGCCTGGCGGTGCCGTTGCAGTTGCAGATCCTGGCGCCGGAGTTCGTGCCACACGATAAGTTTGAGACCACCAAAACCGGCAACCTCATCCGCGCCGGGATTGAGTTCACTCCGAGCGGCAAGCGGGTGGCGTACTGGATGTACCTGTCGCATCCGCGTGATGCGTCGTCGCTGAACGCCGGTTACAACCAACTGGTGCGTGTGCCTGCCGCACAGGTGCTGCACATCTTCGAACCAGTCGAGCCGGGCCAGCTGCGCGGCGTGCCGCGATTGTCGCCAGTGCTCAAGCGCCTGCGCAGTCTGGACAACTACGACGACGCGGTGTTGTTTCGCCAAGAGGTAGCCAACCTGTTTGCCGGCTTCATCAGGCGCCCGGCACCCGACTCCGGACCGGTGCCGAGAGATCCCGTCACCGGCCAACCATTGAGTCTTGATCGTGATGGCTTCACGCCGATGGTCGCGCTCGAGCCCGGCACCATGCAGGAGCTGGGGCCAGGTGAAGAGGTCGAATTCTCCAAGCCGCCGGACGCGGGCAACAACTATCCGGACTTCATGCGACAGCAACTCATGGCAGCGGCAGCGGGCACGGGGACGCCCTACGAGATCCTCACCGGCGACATGCGCGAGGTCAATGACCGGGCGCTTCGCGTGGTGCTCAACGAGTTTCGTCGCCGCCTGGAGCAACTGCAATTCGGCGTCTACGTGCATCAACTCTGCCGCCCAGTGCGGGCCGCGTGGATGGACATGGCGGTGTTGTCCGGTGTCCTGGTGTTGGACGACTACGCCCAGCGGCGCCGTGAATACCTGCGTACCCGGTGGGTGCCACAAGGCTGGGCCTACATCCAGCCCGTGCAGGACGTGCAGGCACGGCGGATGGAAGTGCAGGCGGGCTTCGCCTCACGCAGCGAGATGGTGCTGCGCACCGGCTACGACGCGGAAACGGTCGATGCGGAAAACGCCGCTGACCTGGCCCGGGCCACCACCCTTGGCCTCAATTACAACACTCTCGACGCCGTCGTCAGCAACGACGACAAGGAACAACCATGAGCAAAAAAGCACGACCGCGCGTTTACAACCGGGCCGGTAAGCAGGTGCCGGTGGAGGACAAAACCTGGTACGCGGTGCACGCCAGCGGCGAAGCCGCCGAGCGGGTGATCGAAGTCTTCGTCTACGGCGAGATCGGCGGCTGGGGCATCACCGCCAATCAGTTCGTGCAGGACCTGCGTGCGATGGATGACGGCGTTTCGCCAGTGATCGCCGCGTTCAACAGCATCGGCGGTGACCTGTTCGACGGTCTGGCCATGCACAACGCGTTGTCGCGCTTGGGCGAGCGCTGCACCGGGCGGGTGGACGCGTTGGCTGCCAGCGCCGCGAGTGTCGCCGTGTGCGGTGCGCATCGCGTGGTGATCGCCTCAAACGCCATGTTGATGATCCACAACCCGTGGACGTACGCGGCCGGGGATGCCGAAGACTTTCGCAAGGTGGCCGATGTGCTCGACCAGACCATGGAGGCGATCATCGCGGCCTACAAGGCCAAGGCGCCGGACATCGATGAGGTCGAGTTGCGTCGCTTGGTCGCCGCTGAAACCTGGCTGACCGCCAATGAGGCGGTGGCGCTGGGTCTGGCCGATGAGGTCGGCGATGGCGTAACGGTCAAGGCATGCCTCGGCCAAGGGGCCGTGCTGCAGCGATACCAGCACGCGCCGGCCGAGTTGCTGGCTCAGCTCGACGAGCCGCCCGAGACGGATCCCGATGTGGAGCTCGACAAGCTGCCACCGACTCCCGCCGTGGTCGACTCAGCCAAGCTGGCCTTGATGATCACCCAGCGTTGCGCCGAAGCCGGTATCAGCAACCTGGTCGAGCCGCTGCTCAGCTCGACCAAGCTGGAAAGCGAAGCAATCGTCCAGGCGGGCCTGACCCGGGCCAAGGCGGTGAATGACCTGTGTGTCGCGGCTCGGCTGCCCGAGTTCAGCGCTGAATACGTCGCTGCTGGTTTGGACGTTGCGGCGGTACGGGCGCGTCTGTTCGACAAGATCGTCAGCAGCGGCAAGGGGTTTGAAATCGACAACAGCCTGCCGCTGGACGAAGACCAAGCGCCTAAGGTGCAGGCCAAACAACCCGATCCCAACTCGATCTGGGCCGCTCGACAAGCAGCTCAATCCGGAACTGCGCGCGGCGCGAAAGGAGCATGACCATGACCATCCAAAAAGAACCGATCCACGCCGGTGAGTTCCTGCTCTCGGAAGGCGCGGGCAACATCTCACGTGAATCCATCAACGTCGCTGCCGGCCCCGCGCTGTATCCAGGCCAGATCCTCGGTCTGGTGACGGCCTCCGGTCACTTTGCACCGTACGCTCCGGCAGCCGAAGACGGCAGCGAGACGGCCGTCGCCATTCTCTTCGGTCCGCTGGGCGAGTCCGATGTGGTCCGCCGTGGCCGCGCGGTGGTGCGACTGGCGGAAGTCAGCGAAGCGCATTTGACCGGGCTCGACCTCGATGCCGAAAAGGCACTGGCCTCCCATTTTCTGATCGTCCGTTAAGTCGGTCAGCCCTGTTTACGCACCCCGCCTTGAGCGGGGTTTTTCATTTCTGGAGAGTACCCATGGCCGATATCGCCATTTTTGACGACGAAGCGTTCACCGTTACCGCGCTCACCGCAGCCCTCAACGATCAGCCCTATCTGCCAGGTCGCATCAGTGCCCTGGGTTTGTTCCGTGAGGAGGGGGTCACCACCCTGACCGTACAGATCGAGAAGGACGGCGACACCCTCGCGCTGGTTCCGGCGGGTGAGCGGGGCGGTTCTGGCCTGGTCGTCGCAGCCAGCAAACGCAATTTGATTCCGTTCAACACCGTGCACCTGCCGGAGCGTTTCACCATCAAGGCCGACGAGATCCAAGGCATTCGCGCCTTCGGTACCCGTACGGAATTGCAGGCGGTGCAGGACGTGGTCAATGCGCGACTCGCAAAGGCACGCCGCCAGCTGGATGCCACACACGAGTTCCAGCGCATGGGCGCACTCAATGGCGTGATCCTCGATGCTGATGGTTCCACGGTGCTGTTGAACCTTTATGATCGCTTCGGTGTGGAGCGTCAGAAGCTGTCCATGGGCCTGACCGATCCGAACACTGAGCTGCGGGTTCAATGTGTCGAAGCGCTGGATATGCAAGAAGACGCGCTCGGCGCCGTGACCAGTACCGGCTCTCGCGCTTTCTGCGGTAAGCATTTCTGGAACAAGCTGATCGTTCACGACTCGGTGAAGGAAACCTACCTCAACAGCCAGCAAGCGGCGGCCCTGCGCGGTGATGCCCGGGAAAGCTTCGAGTTCGGTGGCATTATCTGGGAACGCTACCGTGGCAAAGTCGCCGGCGTTTCGTTTGTTCACGACGACAAGGCGTTGCTGGTTCCTGAAGGCGTACCGGATCTGTACATCTCCGTGTTTGCGCCGGCCGACTACATGGAGACGGTCAACACCCAGGGCATTCCTTACTACAGCATGATCGAGCCGCTGCCCTTCAACAAAGGCATGGCCGGCGAAGCCCAGTCCAACCCGCTGCACCTGTGCACGCGTCCTCGCGCGCAGATCCTGCTGGAGCTCTGACCGTGAGCTTCCGTGATCTGATCGCCGAGGTCGACGCGGTGGTGTTCGAAACGCTGGGCGACACCGCACGGATCGAAGGGCGGGATGAACCGGTGCTCGGTATGTTCTCCGCGCCCTGGCTGCAGCCGAAGATCGGCAAGCTCAACACCGGTCTGCGCGAGCCTCGCTTTGAGATTCGCGTCAGCGACTCCCACGGTCTGGAGCAGGGCTTGCTGGTCACCGTCGATTTGCCCGAGCTGGATGGCGGTGGGGAGTACGACCTTCTGCAGCTGGAGCCGAGCGGTGACGGTCTGGTCGCCTTGATCCTGAGGATGCGCGCATGAGTGTCGGCAGCTACTTCAAATCGTCGGCCGGTGGCGGAATGCTCTCCATCCAGTCCTCGGCCACCGACCTGCAAGCGTTCGAGGACTTTGCCAAGCTGGTGCCGAAAGCGGCCGCTGCAGCGCAACGTCGAGCGATCAACAAAACGTTAGGGTGGTTGCGTACGCACATTGCCCGCGCTGTAAGTCGGCAGGAGCGCATCGCGGTCGCGGCGGTGCGTCAGCGTCTGCGCAGTTACCCCGTCTCCGGCGGGGCAACCAGCGGCAAGTTGTGGTTCGGTCTCAATGCCATTGAGTCGAGCCGGATCGGCCGAGCACGACAATCCGGCAGCGGCGTGTCGGTGGCCGGGCGGCGTTATCAGGGCGCGTTCCTCAAACAGGTCTACGGCAACAAACCGGACATCTGGATTCGCACGGCCAGCAAGCACTTCAACGCGGACGACTATCCCGACAGCACGGTGTCGGGTGCTGGCGGGGCCAGTTCGGGGTGGGTCGCGGAAAACGGCAATCGCTTTCCGCTGGCCAAGGCCAAGGTGTCGCTGGAGCAGGCACGGCCGCACTTCGATGCGTGGATCAAACGCGCCCATGCGCGGTTGCTGGAAATCCTGCAGCAAGAATTTAACTTTGAGCTGCAGAAGTACCTGAGGGGGACGGCCAATGTCTGATGAGCCTTTTAGCCTTGATCAGCTCTACCGGGCGATTGAGCAGCATCTAGCGAGCAATTTGCCGGGTATAAAAGCGGTCACCGCCTGGCCGAACATCAAGGACCGCATTGCGTTGCCCGTGGTGTTTATGGAAATGGCCGAGATCGAGCCGGGCAAGGACATTGGCACCGGCGAGACCACGCTGGTATGCCGGTTCGAGGCGCGGATCATTGTTGATCCGATCAAGCCGCAACATTGCCAACAAGCCGCGCACCTGGCGGCGCAACTGGCGGTGTTGCTGCGCATGCAAACGTGGGGCGTTGCGGTCGAGCCTGCCGAGTTCGTCCAGGCCATGCAGGATTGGACCAAGCCGGAGCTGGATGGCTACACCGTTTGGCTGGTGGAATGGACCCATCAGTTGTACCTCGGGGTTGAGGAATGGCCGTGGTCGGACGAACCATCAGACGCCCCGCCGGGAGGCGACTACCCCATTGAGCTGGAGTTCACCCCGGAGGATTCGCCATGAGTTACGCCAGTGCCGAGCATGACCGCATGATCGCGGCCATGGTGATGCCGTGCGTGGTGGCCGGTGTGGATCTGGCGGCGGCAATGGTCCGGGTGTCGAACGGCGAGTGGACGAGCGCCTGGGTGCGCTGGCACAGCTTGGCGGCCGGGAAGTCACGACACTGGCGGGCGCCGAGCCTGGGCGAGCAGGGGGTGTTGTTCAACCCCAGCGGTCAGGCTGGCATGGGCACCTTTATTCCGGGGTTGTATGGCGACGCCGGTGCCCAGCCGGATAACCGCGATCATGTGGAAGTCTGGCGTTTTGACGATGGCGGCTCGCTGGTCTACGACTGGCAGGCCAAGAGCTACAGCATCACCTTACCGACCGGCACGGTCACCCTCAAGGTCGGTAGCACGGCGGTGGTCGTGACGGATGACGCCGTGACGGCCAAGGTCGGCGGCACCGAGGCGGCGTTGACACCGGATTCGGTGGCGCTCAAATCCACGGCCATCAAGCTGACCGGGGCGGTGGTGATCGACGGGACGTTACACGCCACGAAGAACATCACCAGTGCTGCCGCGATCATCGACGCCACGGGTAACAGCAACCATCACACGCATTAATCGATTACCCATTCAGCCTGCCGTGTGCGGGCTTTTTTATGCCTGGAGAAAACATGGCCAAACCCAACGAATTGCCCGCTGATGATCAATCGCCGGCTGCAGATCTGCTGCTGACCTTCCGCGACAAGGTCTACACATCGCGCACCCTGATCATTCCCAAAACCAATCGCACGTTGTCGGTGGCCAAGGGCGTGGTTGAGGTGTCGGCGTCTGATGAGCAGGCCTTGAACTACCTCAAGGCCAATGTCGAATTCGAACCGTTGAAGGAGTGACGTAGATGATCGGAATGGATCGCCACAGCGGGCAACCCATTTCCGGCATCGAGCATCTACGGCAGTCCATGGCCGACATTCTCGGCACGCCGCTGGGCAGTCGCCGGCACCGTCCGGAATACGGCAGCAAGCTCCGCGCTTTCGTCGATTTGCCGATCAGCGCCGGCTGGAAAAGTTCGGTGCAAGCGGAGGCGGCCAGGGCCTTGGGTCGCTGGGAGCCGCGCCTGAAATTGGAGAGCGTGCGGGTACTGGCGGTGCTGGGCGGGAAAATTGATCTGAGCGTTGCCGGCGAATACCTCGGTGACCGCTTTCTGCTGGAGGTGAGCGTATGAGTGGCCTGGATCTGTCGGCGCTGCCGGCGCCGGACGTGCTGGAGCCGCTGGACTTTGAGGTCGTCTATCAAGAAGGGTTAGACACCTTTCGCGGGTACATGGGCGACAACTGGAGCGCGCCGCTGGAAAGCGATCCCGTTGTCAAGTTGCTGGAGGTCGGGGCTTACAACAAGGTCGGCAACCGCGCCCGCGTCAACGACGCGGCCAAGGCCCTGCTCCTGGCCCATGCCATCGGCAACGATCTGGATCAGTTGGGGGCGAACGTCAACCTGCCTCGCCTGGTGATTCAGGCCGAGGATCTGCTGGCGGTGCCGCCGGTGCCCGAGGTCAAGGAACAGGACGACCCTTACCGTGAGCGTATTCAGTTGGCCTTTGAGGGGCTGACTACGGCGGGGCCGCGTAATAGCTACATCCTGCATGCGCGTAATGCTTCGGGGCTGGTGACGGACGCTACGGCCGAAAGTCCAGAGCCTTGTCGCGTAACCGTCACGGTGCTGAGTGCAGAGGGGAGAGGCCAAGCCAGTCCTGAGCTGCTGGACGCGGTCAGGGCGGCGCTGAATGACGAAAACGTCCGACCGTTAGGTGATCGGGTCACGGTGCAGGGGGCGCAGATCATCGACTACCGGATTGACGCCATTCTGCATATGAACGGCGCCGGCCCCGAAAGTGATGCCAGTTTGGCGGAAGCCAAAAAGCGCCTGGCGGCCTGGATCAACCCACGCAAGCGCTTGGGGGTCGAGGTGGCGCGTTCGGCGGTCGACGCACAACTGCATGTGGCCGGGGTTTCCCGAGTTGAACTCATTGAGTGGGAGGACCTGGCGCCGACAAAGGCAGCGGCGGCTTACTGCACAGGTTTCGAAGTGACGCTGGCGGGGGCGACATGAAAAGTCTACTTCCGAGCAATAGCACGCAACTGGAGCGCGCCCTGGAAGCATCATTCTACGAACGCACGATTATCCCGTTGCGCACGCTCTACAACGCGCAGACCTGTCCGGTTCATTTGCTGCCGCATCTGGCGTGGGCGTGGTCGGTTGATCGTTGGGACTACCGATGGTCAGAGGCGACCAAGCGTAGTGCTATCGCCGCGTCTTATTACATCCATGCCCGCAAAGGGACCATTGGTGCGTTGCGCCGCGTGGTCGAGCCTTTGGGCTACCTGATCGAGATCATCGAGTGGTTCAACACGGTGCCAGAGGGGGTACCGGGCACCTTTGCGCTCAAGGTCGGCGTGCTGGACACCGGCATCACCGAGGAAATGTTTCAGGAGCTGGAGCGGCTTATCGCCGACGCCAAGCCCGTGACCCGACACCTGAGCGGGCTCGACATCACACTGGAAACCCGCTTGAACGCCTATGTCGGTTTCGCGGTGTATGACGGCGATGTGATCGATGTATATCCCTGGACCAACCCCGACATCGACGTGGTCATTCAGGGCTACCACGGTGTTAGCGAATACACCCTAGATCAATTGGACGTGTACCCCCATGGTTAATCAAAACTCAATTTTTGGCGGCATGCTCACGACTCTGGGGGCCGCCAAGAAAACCAACTGCGACTTCCTCGGTGTCCCGTGGGAGCCGCGTTATATGCTGATCGGTGACGCGAACGACGCCGATCCGGTACCCAGTCCATCGCAGACCAAACTGGTCAATCAGGTCTATCGGGCGCAGCTCAATCAGCTCTACGTGTCGCCGACTGACGCTAATGTTTTGATCGCCGAGTTGGTGCTTCCGCCCGACGTCGGTGGCTGGTGGATTCGCGAGTTGGCCTTGGAAGACAAGGACGGCGTGTTTTCCGCGGTGGCTAACGCGGCGCCGAGTTACAAGCCCTTGCTGGTGCAAGGGTCGGGTCGTAATCAGGTGGTGCGGATGCACATCATCACCAGCGGCACCGCGAACATTCAGTTGAAAATCGATCCCTCAGTAGTGCTGGCGACGCGTCAATACGTTGATACGGCCGTCAACGGTTTGCTGCCGGCCAACAAGACGGCGGGAACCTTCACCAAAGTGACGGTGGATGATCGCGGTGTGTTTGTCTCGGGATCAAATCCGACGACGCTGGGCGGCTACGGCATCACCAACGTGTACACCAAAACCGAAACGACCGATTTGATCAAAGAGGCTGTAGCCAGTCCCTTTGTGCCGGTGTCGGCGGCCAAGGTGTTGACGGCTGATGATATGGGGGTGGTCAAGATCGATGCGACTGCCGCAGGGTTTACCGTCGAATTGCCCGAATCCAATGCGGCGCTGGGCGTGCGTAACGTGATCGTGCGGCGTATCGACAACACGGGCAATCGGCTGGTGATCAAGGCGGCCGCCGATAACAAGATCAAGTTCCACACCCATTTGCGGGCCGAGGGTTATCCGTTTTTCGTCCTGATGGGCGCCGGGGATTACTGGCATTTGCGCAGTGATGGTGCGGGTAGCTGGGTGCCCATTGCCCGGTTCGACGGCACGCCGTTGGGGCGTCCGGTCTTCGAAACGACCAGCGCGTTTTCTCCGGGTGGCTGGGCGGCCTTGAATGGCTGGCTGTACAACCGCGCGGAATGGCCGTGGGTCTGGGATCACGCGCAAGCCTCGGGGATGCTGGCGACCGAAGCGCAGCGTGTCGGCAATGAGGGTTGTTGGACTTCCGGCGACGGTGCTTCGACGTTCCGCAGTCCGGAGGCTCGCGCCGAATACTTGTCGGTGCTTGATGAGTCGCGCGGGATTGAAGTCGGCCGGACGGGGGGGAGCTGGAGAGCCAGTCAGAACAAGGCGCACACCCACCTCTACGGGGCGCCGGTCTTTGTGGCATCCGGTAGTGGCAACTCTGTCCTGGCCGCCGGCACCAACTATGCGACTGGTAGTAGCGGCGGAGCAGAGGCCCAGCCGCGAAACATCGCCTTTCCTGGCCGTATCAAAATGATCTGAGGTCTCTATGAGTGCAATTTACATCGTGGGAAGGGCGGGCGTTTTGTCCGGGCCGCAAACGCTGAAGGAAATTCCCGGCATCGGCTACCAAAAGCCGGAGAACGCGGTGGAGTTGCCAGCGGTGCTGGAGGTGCCGGCGGAGGGATTCGCGTGGGCACTGGTGAGCGGCAATGCCGTGCAGGTGCCCGATCATCGCGGGATTGTTTTCCGCACCGAGGACGGTGTGGCACAGGAGCACTTTGAGGTGGGCAGTCTGCCGGTCGATCTGACCTGGAAGCCGTGGCCCGGTCTGTTCCATGTGTGGGGTGGTGAGGACTGGGAGTTAGACACAGCCGCACAGTTGGAGACCACCAAGGTGACTGAGCGGGTGTGGCGCAACGCCCAGATTGCCGCCACCGACTACCTGGTGTTTCCGGACTATCCGATCAGCAGTGCGCAACGCGGCGAGTTGTACGCCTATCGGCAACAGCTGCGGGATTGGCCGGCGGCCGGTCCCTTCCCGGGCCAGTCTGGTCGCCCGTCGGCCCCGGGGTGGATTGCTGACTTACCGACATAACGCCCCGCGCTGACGGGGCGTTTTCTTTTCCGTTACGCGTAACACGAACATCCCTGACAGCCTCGCTTATGCGGGGCTTTTTCGTTTCTGGAGATTGACCCCTATGAGCACTGGCTCTTTTTTTCACGGCGTCACCACCTCGCTGATCGACACCGGCGCGCGGACCATATCGCTGCCGTCGTCGTCGATCATCGGGCTGTGCGACACCTTCTCCCCGGGCATGCTCGGCGGCGGCACGGCGCTGGCCGGCGAGCTGAAGCTGATCACCTCCGAGCGTGAGGCGATCGCCGCCTTCGGCCCCGACTCGGCGATCACCAAGGCGGCCAAAGCGATCTACGTGCGCGCCAAGGCGGTGATCGTCGCCATCGGTGTGCCCAAGCTGGAAGACGCTGCACTGCAAACCTCCGCCATCATCGGTGGTGTGTTGGCCTCGGGTCAGCGGACTGGGCTGCAAGCGCTGCTGGACGGCAAGAGCAAACACAACGCCCAGCCGAAACTGCTGATCGCGCCGAAGCACTCCGCCACGCAAGCGGTGGCCACCGCCATGGATGCGCTGGCTGGCAAGCTGCGCGCGCTCGCCATTCTCGACGGTCCGAACACCACCGATGAGGCGGCCATGGCCTACGCCCTGGAGTTCGGCAGCAAGCGCCTGTACATGGTCGATCCCGGTGTCCAGTACTGGGACACGATTCTCAGCGCGACGATTGATGCGCCGGGCTCGGCGTGGACGGCGGGGCTGTTTGCCTGGACCGATGCGGAGTACGGCTACTGGGCGTCGCCGTCGAACAAGGAGTTTGTCGGTCTCACCGGCACTACGCGGCCGATCGAGTATCTGGACGGCGACGAAACCTGCCGGGCCAACCTGCTGAACAACGCCAAGATCGCCACGATCATTCGTGACGGCGGCTATCGCCTGTGGGGCAACCGCACGCTGTCCAGCGATCCGAAGTGGGCATTCGTCACCCGTGTGCGCACCTGCGACATCCTCATGGATGCGATCCAGGCAGGGCACAAGTGGGCCGTTGACCGCTCGATCACCAAGACCTACGTGCAGGACGTCACCACCGGCCTACAGGCGTTCATGAGCGATCAGAAGAACGCCGGCGCGATCATCAATTTCGAGGTGTACGCGGACACCGAGCTGAACACGGCCAGCCAGATCGAGCAGGGCAAAATTTACTGGCGCATCCGTTTCACCGACGTGCCGCCGGCGGAAAACCCGAATTTCCTCATTGAAGTCACCAACGAATGGTTGACCGAAGTTCTTGAAGCAGCCTAAGGGGGCCGATCAATGATTCCTCAAGTTCTTACCCACTGCGCCGCGTTCGTCGACGGCGTGAGCTTTGCCGGCGACGTGCCGAGCCTGACCCTGCCGAAGCTGACGCAGAAGGTCACCGACTATCAGGGCGGCGGCATGTCCGCCCCGATCGAGCTGGCCACCGGCATGGACAAGCTGGAGGCGTCGTTTACCACCAACGGTATTCGGCGCGAGTCGCTGAAGTACTTCGGACTGTCCGATCAGACCGCGTGCAACGTGGTGTTCCGTGCGGCCTACAAGGGCCTTAAAGGTGAGGTTACGCAGGTAGTGGTGACCATGCGCGGCGGGCTCAAAGAGGTCGACATGGGCGACTGGAAGCCGGCCGGGGAGGCGGAGATCAAGCACGCGCTGAAGCTTGTGTACTACAAGCTCGAAATCGACGGTCGCGTCATGTACGAGATCGACCCGATCAACATGATTCAGGTGGTCGACGGTGTCGATCAGTTGGCGGCAGAACGCTCGGCCCTGGGCCTTTAAGGACGCACGAACATGACACAAGTAAGCCTGAACAAACCGCTGCCGAAGTGGCTGGTACTCACTGACGACGGCGTTACCGTAACGCTCGCCTATAAGAGCACCATCATGGGCGTGCAGGTCGACAAGTTGTCGATGCGCGCGCCCAGCGTGAAGGACATGGAGGCGGCCAAGGCGGCCGGCGGTGGTGAATACGACAAGATGGAAAAGAACCTCTTTTGCAGCTTGCTCACGGCCACCGACGCGGATCTTGCCGGCCTGAAGATCAAGGACTACAACCGCTTGCAGGCCGGCTATTTTCGTCTGGTTGAAGAAGACGACCTGTAACGAAGCCACGTTGAAGACGCTGGCCCGACGCTTGGCCAAAGAGACCAGTTTCTCGGCGGCCGAGATCAAGGCCATGCCGTTTTCGGAAATGGTGTGGTGGCTCACGGATTGAGCGGCCTTTGATTGACCCGAAGTAAAGGGCACGCACATGGCGAACAAACTCGCGCTCGGCCTGGTGATCGGCGGGGCGGTCAGCTCTACCGTGGGTTCGGCGTTTAAGGATGTCTCCGGTCGCATCAAGCGCCTCGAGGCCGAGGGCCAAAAAGCCCGGGTACTGGAAAAGACCATTGGCGACACCATCCGTCTGCGCGATGAATGGCGTAAGGCGCACATGGCTGGCGACAAGGGCGCTTCCGCCTTGTTGGGCAAGCTGGAAACCAACCTCAGCAGCCTGAAGAAACAGGGCGTCGCGGTTCGGGATCTGGCTAAGGCTTACAACAGCATGGGGCAGGCGGCGGCCAAGGCCGAGTTCAAGGCCAAGGGTCACCAGCAAATCGACGAGGGCAAGCAACAGCTTAAAAGCAGCATCGGTCAGGCGGCGGCCGCCACGGCGGCGATGGCCATTCCGACCAAGGTCAGCGCGGACTATGGCGCGATCATTCGTGACATTGCGATCAAGTCGAACATTGCCAACAAGCCCGAAGAGGGCGACATGTCGAGGAAGATCATCGACACGTCGCGTGACACCGGTATGGCGCGCAATCAGGTGGCCGAGGTGGTCAACGCTCTGGTCGGCGCCGGTATGGAGCTGGACAAAGCGTTGCAATACGCTCCGACCGCGGCCAAGTTCGCCGTGGGTCAGGGTTCGGACGGTGGCGAAACGGCGCGCATGATCAACGCGCTGGGGCAGAACGCCAAGATTTCCGATCCGGCGGTGATGCAGAAGGCTCTTGAGGCGATCGCCTACCAAGGGCAGGCGGGCAGTTTCGAGGCGGCCGACATGGCCCGTTGGTTCCCCGAGTTGCTGGCGGGCATGGGCAAGCTGGGGATCACCGGCATGGACTCGGTGACGCAACTGGGCGCGATGCTTCAGGTGCAAATGAAGACCGCCGGCAGTTCCGATGAAGCCGCCGGCAACCTCAAGAACTGGATGGAAAAGATCGGTTCGGGCGACACGGTCAAGGCCTACAAGGATGCCGGGATCGACTATCAGGCGTCGATGAATACCGGCCTGCAGAATGGCAAGTCCACGCTGGAATCCAGCTTTGAGTTGGCTCAGAAATACATTGCGGCGACCGACCCGAAAAAGGCCGCTGCCATGGCCGAGGCCACGGCGAGGATCAGCAAGGAAACCGATCCGGAAAAAGCCAAGGCCATGATTGCGTCACTGGAGAGCGCTTTGCGCACCGGCGACCTGTTCGCCGATATGCAGGTCAAGGGCGCGTTGACCGCGTTCATGCAGAACAAGGATCTGTACGCCAAGCTGAAATCGGAGTCGGCCAATGCCACCGGGATCTTGGACAAGAACCTGGAGGAGCGCCGGCAGTCGTCAGCGCAGAAGTGGTCGGAAATGGCTCAGTCGATGGACGACGCCATGCGCGCGATCGGCGATGCCTTCCGGCCGGTGACCGACAGGGTGGCGGATGGGGTGCGCACGGCCTCCCAGGCGTTGGCCAAGCTCTCCGATGAATCGCCGCGACTGGTGACGGGGATCGGTGCGGCGGTGGCCGCCGTGATCGCCTTTCAATCGGCGATGAGCACCTTCAAGATCGCCAAGGGCCTGCTGAACATTGGCCGCGGCTCGATGATGGGCAACCCGAACATCCCGCAAAAAGTCATTGTGGTGGGCGGCGGGATGGGTGGTGGCGGTGGCGGGCTGGATGCCGGCGACCTCGATGTCGATGGCAAAGAGAAAAAGGGTGGCAAGGGCGGCAAAGGGAGCGAGGCGGGCAAGGCAGCCAAGGCGGCCAAAGGTGGCGGTAGCGGTAGTGGCGGTAGTGGTGGCGGCGTCAAAGGCGTGATCAAAGGCGCGACGGTGTTTGCTGTCGCCGAGGCCGGCTACAAGGCCATCGACACCTACCAGAACGCCGAGACGCAGGACGAGAAGGCCGAAGGCTACGGCGCCGCCGCCGGTGGTCTGGCCGGCACGCTGGGCGGTGCGGCGGCCGGTGCCGCCCTTGGCACGCTGCTGTTTCCGGTGGTCGGAACCGCGATTGGCGGTCTGATCGGCGGGGTGCTCGGCAGCATGGGCGGCGACGCCCTGGGCGGTTACATCGGCAAGTCGCTGTTTGGCGGCGACGATGCGCTGAAGAGCATGCCGGCGGCCGGTCCGCTGATGATGGCCAACGCCGGGCAGAACATTGCACCGGTGATGGGCGACATCGCCAAGTCGTTCGACACGGCGCCCAAAGCGTTTGAGCCGCCGCCGGTGTCGTATGACCCGCGCGACCCTGACTCCAAAGACGCCATGCTGCTGCCGCTCTTTGCCAACAAGGTGCGGTTCCCGGGCTCAGAGTTGCGCCGGCCCAAGGTCATTCGCTCCGGGCTGGAAGATCCGGCGCCGCAGCCGGGTGACGCCGCGCGGGCCATGATGTTGCCGCCGGCCAGTGCCGACGCGGCGATGGCGGCGGGGCCGCTGGCCTTGGCGCCGAAGCCGGCCCCGACCACGGTGGAGACCAAAGTGGACATTCAGGCGCCGTTTACGCTGACGGTCAATGGCGACGTGAAGGACGCGGCGACGCTCTACGGCCAGCTCAAGCCCATGCTCGATCAGCACTATCGCGACATGGCCAAGCAAGCCAGCAGCACCAAGCTGTATGACGAACCGCACGTTTAATCAGGGGGACATATGTCTGATCAGGAAACGCCTGCATTGCAGCAATTGCAGTCTGGGTTGAAATACCTCGCGTCGGCCGGCGAGACCGGTCGGCGCAGCCTGGACGGCATGCTGGGGCCGATGAATGGCGCGATCGGGGAAATCACCGGGGCCGCGTCCGAGCTGGAGGGGTTGCCCTTTGTCGGGCCGGCGGTCAGGGCCAAGTTGCAGCGGGTGATGCGCGGGGTGCAGGCGGCTCAGGCCAAGGTCGGGCAAGTGGTGGCCACCTACAACAAGGCCGCCCGCGCGCTGTCGCAAATCGACGAGCGCGTGGCCACGCTGAAGGAGCAGGCCAGTAAAGCGGCGACGGCGATCAACAAGATCGCCGGCAAGGTCAGCCCGTCGCTGGCCAACATTCTGCCGACGGGTGCGCTGGCCACCGATGGCACGCCGGCGCCGGAGGCGGTTAAACCGTTTCCGCACCTGCTGATCCTTCAGCCGCTCGACCCCAAGGCGCAGCCGTATTACTTCAACCTCGACACCGCGGCCTTTGACTCGCTGCGCCGCTCGACCAAATTCCGCTGGGCCGCCCAGGAGCGTCTGTCGCGCCGGCCGGCGCAACAGGGGGTCGGCATGGGCGACGAGAAAATCACGCTCAAGGGGCAGATTTTTCCGGGCTTCAAGGGCGGGCTGAAGCAGCTCGACACGTTGCGCTCGATCGGCGGCCAGCTTCAGCCGCTGACGCTGACCACGGGCTATGGCGACGTGCTGGGCACCTGGTGCCTGGAGAGCGTCGACGAGGATCAAAGCGCGCTGATGCAAGGCGGGATTCCGCGTAAACAAGAGTTCACCTTGGAGTTCACGCGTTATGGCGACGACATGCAGAACGTCTGACGGGGACTTGCTCGACACCATTTGCCATAACTTCTATGGTCACCTCAACGGCAGCGTCGAGGCGGTGCTTGATGCCAATCAGGGGCTGGCCGAGGAAGAGCAGCCATTCCGCACGGGCTTGCTCATTGTGTTGCCGGATCTGCCGAGCCCGGTCACCGAGGCGGTCACGCTGTGGGACTGACCCCGTCCGGAGTCGCCGCCGGCGCCTGATCGCGTTACGCGTAACGCCCATCCCCCCAACCCGCCGTGTGCGGGTTTTCTTTTGGATGTTTTCCATGACTCCTAGGTTTCGCGTCGTCGCCGATGGTGCCGACATCACCGGCTTGATCAATGATCGGCTGATCCAGCTCAGCACCACCGACAAGCCCGGCATGGACTCCGACGAATTCGAGTTGCGCATTGATGACCGTGACGGGCTGGTGACGCTGCCCCCGCGTGGTGCCGGCATCGAGATTTACCTGGGTTATGTCGAGACCGGGCTGGCCCGCCTGGGCCGCTACGTGGTCGATGAAATCACGGTGTCGGGTCCGCCGGATACGATTTCAATCAAGGGCAAGGCCAGCGACATGCGCGGCAGTGGCAAGACCATTCGTAGCGGGTCGTGGGAAGACGTGCCTCTGTCGAAGATCGTGAGCGATATCGCCGCGCGTAACGGCTGGGAGCCGGGCTGCCCTGTGGCCACCAAGGTCGCCCGGGCGGACCAGCTCAGCGAATCCGATTTCAATTTCATCACGCGCCTGGCTAAGCAATACGACTGCACGGCCAAGGTCGCGGACGGCAAGCTGTTGGTGATGCCGCGTCAGGGCGGGCAAAGCGCAAGCGGCAAGGAGTTTGGCGCGATCACCATCACCCGCAAGGACGTCAGTCGCTGGCAGTTTCGCTTGGGCGATCGCAACACGCACGGCAAGGTGGCCACCAAGCACCAAGACAAGAAGGGCGGCAAGCTGTCGGTTGTCTCCCTGGACAACGACGACGCGCCGGCGGGCCTGCCGTCGGTGCACACCGATCGGCACATTCACCCGAACAAGACCGCCGCCGAGTCCGCGGCCAAGGCGCGTTTGGCGGCGTTCAACCGCTCCGGGGCCGGGGTGCGTTTCGAAATGCCCGGTCGCACGGATCTGTTTGCCGAACGGCCGATCAATGCTCAAGGCTTCAAGGTTGGGCTCGATGGCGAGTATCTCGCAGACTCGGTCGAGCAGGTCTACACCCAATCCGGCTGGTCGACCACGGTCGAATGCAACGGCGGCAACAAGGGCAAAGCCAAGGCCAAGGGCAAGAAAAAGAAGGAGGTGAAGCCGGTCAAGGTCGTCAATCTCGGCTAATGCTTTTGCGTCCCCATTAACCCGCCGCGAGCGGTTTTTTTATGTCTGGAGTTTGTATGTCCATCACAGAGCAACAGCTACAACGCATCATGCCCAACGCCCGCCGCCAAGCGGGCGTTTTTGTTTCCGCACTCAACGCCGCCATGGCCCACCGGCAAATCAATACGCCGAAACGTCAGGCCGCGTTCCTGGCCCAGCTCGGGCACGAGTCCGGCCAACTGCAGTACGTCCGCGAGTTGGGCGGCGATCAGTACCTGAGCAAGTACGACACCGGCAATCTGGCCGAGAAACTGGGCAACACCCCGGAAGCGGACGGCGATGGCCAGCGCTATCGCGGTCGGGGCCTGATCCAGATCACCGGTTGCAACAACTATCGTCTATGCAGCTTGGCCCTGTTCGATGACGAGCGCTTGTTGCGTACCCCAGAGTTGCTCGAACTGCCGCAATGGGCCGCCGAATCCGCCGCCTGGTTCTGGGCACAAAACGGCCTAAACGAACTGGCCGACCGTGACCAGTTCAATAGCATCACTCGCCGGATCAACGGTGGACTGAATGGTTTGCAAGATCGGTTGCAGCTGTGGGAGCGGGCGAGGGCAGTGCTATGCGTCTCGTCGACCTGATCCCGACCCCGTATCGGCTGCTCGCGGTGGGTGTGTTGTTGGCTGTGCTGCTCGGTGGTTCTGCCGCGATCGCCTGGCAGGTTCAGGACTGGCGCTACGGCCAGCAGCTGGAACAACAAGCCCGCCTGCAGGCGGAAACCCTCAATCAACTGACATTGGCCGCAGCCGCTCAGCAACGTGCCGAGCAAGACAAACGCCTGGCGCTCGAGCAACGACTGTCAGCCAGCGAACAAATCCATTACCGAGTCCTGAGCGATGCCCAACATGATCAAGGTCGCCTGCGCGACCGCCTTGCCACTGCTGATGTGCGCCTGTCAGTCCTACTCGAGGCCACCGAGTCAGCCAACGGCTGCTCAGTGCCAGTCACCACCGCCACCGGCGGCGTGGTTCATGGTCCCACAAGAGCCCAACTTGACCCTGCGCATGCTCAACGAATTATCGGCATCACCGACGCCGGCGATCGAGGATTGATCGCCTTGGCGGCCTGCCAGGCCTATGCCAAAGAAGTCGCAGCACCGAAGTGAAAAAGAGCGACCAGAGTGGATGCGTCAACATCCATCCCGGTCGCCGTCCCTGCAGATTGCCCCTGCAAGTCCAGCCAAGGCTCTTGCTCCGTGCACAAAGCGCGGCGAGCCTAGCATCTGTTTATCCATACAGTAAAGGTCTTGCTCTCAATGTCCACACCCATCATCCCTTGGATGGGCGGAAAACGCCGCCTGGCCGATCGCCTCATCCCGCTTTTTCCACCACACGAATGCTACGTCGAAGTCTTTGCTGGCGGCGCCGCGCTGTACTTCATGCGACCCCAGGCAGCACCGGTTGAAGTCCTTAACGACATCAATGGCGACCTGGTCACGCTGTACCGCGTCGTGCAGAACCACCTAGAAGAATTCGTGCGCCAATTCAAATGGGCACTCAGCTCACGCCAGGTATTCGAGTGGCAGAAGATGACCCGCCCCGAAACCCTCACCGACATCCAGCGCGCCGCACGGTTTTTCTACCTGCAGCACCATGCCTTTGCCGGCAAGGTCACAGGGCAGACGTTCGGCACCGCGACCACTGGCCCGGCCATCAACCTGCTGCGGATTGAGGAAAACCTCTCGGCCGCCTGGCAGCGCTTGTCCGGTACCTACGTCGAAAACCTTCCCTGGCTTGAATGCGCCGAACGCTATGACCGTGCCCATACCTTCCATTACATGGACCCCCCTTACTGGCAGACCGCCGGCTACGGCGTGGACTTCCCGTTCGAGAACTACGAGCGAATGGCCGACTTCATGCGTCGCTGCAAGGGCAGGGTGATGGTCAGCATCAACGACCATCCAGACATCCGCCGCGTGTTCGACGGCTTCCACTTCGAAACCTTGGATATCCGTTACACCACCACAAACCAGCGACAGGCGAAGGCAGAGTTGACTGGCGAACTGATTGTCATGAACTGGGAACCTGCAGCTTTAGGGGGATTGTTTTAGGCAGAAAATTATGTCTGCTTTAATTTTTGTAGATGTGACTTGTCTACGCCCCCTGGCAATTAACATTTGAATTTCATCTTGATTTTTTAGCCATGGTTGGCGAACAGATATTTTCATGTCATATTGATATCGCATAGACAGAAACTAATAAAGCATGGGGAGTTGTATGAAAAAACTATCGTTGCGGATAAGTACAATACGGCTCGTGGCGCTAACATTGGTAAGCTTGATCAGCACTAATTGTTTTTCTAATGATGAACCTCTGTCTGAAGATACGTTGCTCACTAAACTTCCTGACTCTGCGCGGATGGTTGTGAAAAAGGCAATGAACCATGTCCATGCTTATGATCGGAATGTGGTGAGTTTTGATGGCAAAACTGTTTATGAAGATATATTCGGGTTCAGTCACCCTTGCTATTCAAATCAACCGAATTGTTTTAATACCGCATCGTTTCCCAATCTATCCTTGATGTATCATCATAGTTTAGATGTTGGCGAGACGTTTTCAATAAAATATGACCCTCCTAGTTCAAGTACCGATCTTTTTTCCTTAGATGGGTATGTTTTGAATTCGGGTGTGAAAACTAAAGATTATGTCTCGTTTGATTTTGTCGCGGGTACGAAGAATCAAGCACCAAGAACAATAGGTGATTTTAATAAGCTGACAAATTACACCTTTCAGTTTGTTTATGATGATCCGAAGAAATTTGAACTGTATCCGGGTATGGATAAGGAAATCGCGCTTGAAATAGAAATGAAAAAAATTACTGGTCTACTTAAAAGCGAGCAGTATGAAGAAGCTTTGCCGCGATTCCAACGTGTGTTTAAGGCGCTGGATGCAAATAATATGAAGATTGATGAGGTTCTTGCCTATTACTATATCTTCACGTTAGATAAAACAGGTCGGAAAAAATCGGTTATGAATTTGGCAGAAGGATATCTCAATGAGTGGGGAAAGAAAGGCGCTCACTATAACGAGGTAGTTGAGATGCTAGGTAAGCAGTGAGTTATGCATTGATTTATTGGTGATTGATTTTTATCGTGGTCTGGTTTTTGGTTTTTATGTTCTGCTGAGGTTGTTATGTTAAATATTCAATCAGTGTTCCGCAGCGCTCGCCGTTTAAAACTGGCTTTTTATTACGGTTCATTATTGTGTGTGATTCCTCTTCAGTCGACCTCGGCGGATACACAGGTCATCGTTGCAGAGGGCAGTACTGAAACCTGCCACACTCGCCCCATCGCATTGAATCTTGCACACACTGGTGCACTTAATGATGCTCATCGCGAGTGCGAAGCACTGGGTGCTGAGTGGAGATTCGGTAAGCTGCAGTTTGCAGGTTATGAGCAATGTAAGCAGTGTGGTAGTTCTGGTGAATTTGAATGCAAGGTGACACAAGCAACCTTTGTATGTAAACGACCAGATCCAAAGAAAAAAGCTAGTCAAGTATCTGAGTCAGATAAGACTTCAAGTACTATAAAAAATGCATTTGGTGAGCTTGAGAGTGGTAAGCCAGCCCCTGCCGCTGCTGCATCAAAAGGGCCTCTCGGTGCGTTAACTGAGCTAGATGATTTGAATAAAAAAATCAAAGCGCAACCAGTTAGGATTTTATCTCCTGCTAACAAAGCCACCACCTCCTCTAGAATAATTGAGGTTTCCGGAGATACGCAAGGTTATGCTAAAAATAGTGTGTTAAACGTGCAGTTTAATGGTGCCAGCCAACAAGTGATGACATCCGATACGGGCTCGTTTGACACCAAGGTCGCTCTAAAGTCAGGGCGAAATGAAATAAAAGTATGCGCTCATGAGAAATGTTCAACAGTGGAAGTAAACGCTGATATCGAAAAGCTTTCACTTATGGCGACGCTCACGTGGGAGGCTGGTACTGACCTTGATCTGAGGGTCGAAACACCATCCGGAAATACCTGTAATTTCAAGATGCAGTCTGCACGAGGGGAATGTACTTTAGACATTGATGATACCAAGGGTGTTAGACCGGAAAATATCTCCGTTCCGCTTGATGCACCGAAAGGCGAATATAAGTTTACTGTGATTAATTTTAGCGGTAGAGCGGGTGTGTCCGGTAGAGTTCAGACTTACTATAATGATCAGCCATTCATAACCAGGGATTTTATTACCAGTTCTCGTAAAGGCGATGTCGAAGCGACGATTGTGTTAACAAAATCAAAATAATTCAGTCGGCCCAGTTTTATTTAATGCAGTAGTGTTCTTGGCTCAATTCGTGATAGGGGAAGATCAACACAGGTCCTGACCACGTCTCTCCCTCGGGTGCCGGCTGCGCAGCCAGGTATTGCGTTGTACGGCATCCGGTGGGTGTCGACATCGCCCCTAATAAAACTCTGGCCAAGCTGGCGAACCAGAGGGCCAAGCGCCTGCAGCTGCAAAACGGCGGCGTGGTGTATATCTCCGACGTGCACAAGCGTGACTCGGTGCTGGGCAATACCGAAGCGACCGAAGTCTGGGCGCCGGTGGATGAGGGCGCACTTTTTTAGGCATCAAGTCCGCTCGGGAATTGGCCGGTACCGCTTGCCTGGAATTGGTATGAGCCGGGTCGGTGGAAACAGGAGATCTGCTGCAGCCGAATGTTCGGTAAGCGCCTGCCCGAGCTGCCGACAATCAATTGCGATGCGAGCAAGGCCCATTGGCACGAGGCTGGGCCGAATTAGGTGGGATTTAATCACACCGGTGCCATCAAAACCGCAAGCGTCAGCTTTATAAATTCTTCGTTCTTGTCGATGGTGTCCAGAGCTCCGCGAACGTTGTCGGCGACATCAGCGGAGCCCCGCTGTTCGACCCAGTTGGACAGCTCCAGGATGGCAGCTTCGAGGGCTAGCTGGTTTTCGTTGAATTTGAAGAGCAGGGAAGGGAGTAGATCTGAATTAGGCATCGCGAATCCTCGGTGGAGGTTTTAGCGTAGCAGTGAAGTCTGGGAGAACGAGAAACAGACACCGTAACAGACATCTAGTTGGAGCGGGGTGGGCTGGAGGACTTGAAAATAGTGGAGCGGTGAAGGGAATCGAACCTCGTAATCAACATGGGAGGCCGGAGATGAGCGGCGGCGAATGAAGTAAAGGGTCCAGGGCTACCAATCACTCTCCCTACTTTATGGAATGTCTGAAGTAGCCACGAATCAGTCCAACACCTGCACGCCGCAAAAATATCCGGTTGAATCAGCGAAGAGCTACATTCGTACTCTTTAGATTCTATCACAAGTAGAGAAGCGATCTCCATGGGTGGCGTTATAGTGCGCTCTCGCAGCCTTGCATTCTTGCTCTGAGGGATAGCTAGATTCAACCTTTTTTTTGGGGTCTCCTTTATGGTTATAACTAGTAAGTGTCCATCGCTCTGCTGAATTAGCATCAAGTGAAGGAAGAGCAAGGAGTAATCCTACAGAAATGGTTAGAATGCCAGTTGCCATTGTAAATTTAATCATGTCAACTCCAAAGGCTGAATGTAGGTAATGTGTCTTGACTTGTAATCATGAGTTTTTACAGCTTCAGGCCGATTGCAATCACTCGGGTGTCATCAGCACCGCTAGCGTCATTTTGATAAACTCCTCGTTACGATCAATCGCGACTAGGGCGCCCCGGACGTTATCGGCAACCTCCGCTGCACCACGCTGCTCGACCCAGTTTGTGAGCTCCATGATGGAGGCCTCAAGGGCGAGCTGGTTTTCGTTGATCTTGAATAGCAGGGCAGGGAGCAGGTCTGAGTTTGGCATCGCGTTTCCTCCATGAAGATTTCAGCATAGCAGCCGAATTGAACCTTAGATTGTAATTAGAGTGATTGAGGGGCGCTGTCAGAAACCTACATAGGCAATCACTAGAGTTGACGCAGGGCGTAATGAATATTTGAGTCCGCTAACGCTTAGCGCTGCTAATTTGGGAAAGTTTTAGGGCATATTTAGGGCAAGATCAGGGCCGCTACGGGCCGCAGTACGCCCCGGCTAGTTCGCTACAACGCCGCTTTTTACGGCCTGGAGCGGACCATAGGAGGGCTTGAAGGGGTTCGAATCCCTATCCTGTAATTGGTTTTCCAATGACCGTATTCGACCCAAAGCTGCCCTCCGTGGAGAGCAGCTTTCGTCGGAAGCGGACAGGCCCTCAAATGTCCTTTTTCAAGCCAATCCGCCTACTTTCTAGCATGTTGATTTCTCAAGGCCTCTTCAGCTTCGCCATATAGTTCACGAATAGCGATTCCCGTCCAGCCAGAAGCCTTCAGTTTTTTTGTGATTTCATGTTTGGCGCCTGCAAATTGTCTGGTGCACGATAAGCATCTGTACTTGTTGTCGGTTTGACAGATGGGCGCAGAGAGAATATTGCATTTGTTGCAGGAGACCGATTCGGCCTCAATAATTTTTGCCATCTGAAGGCATCTATTATGGCGCCCTATTTTTCTCTGTTCCTCGGTCCCGAAGATAATCCTGGAGAGCGCTTTAAACATATTTAAACCCTTGATAAACCATTTGTATCCCCAGTGCTATTCACTGAGGCGCTGATGTACAGCGCATCGCCACCCACAATTGCCAATCAGTAATGCAAAATGGCTCATGCTTTCGCTGTTAATTCATTTTTCTTGGCTCGCATGCCGCTAGCTTGTCCTACCAACAGGTTTGAGTAGTGAGGAGTGTGCGTAGTGGCAAAGATACATTACTGAACCGCTCGCTACGATAGGCTAAGAGTCTGCCCTTTCAAGGTGTTTGGAATTCGTTCTCCCTGCTGGCCTGCTGTGGCTGCTTCGCTGCCCAGTCGCGACACAAAGACGCTCCCACCCCGACGCAGCGGGACAGCGGAATCAGGCAGTTATATGCGGGTGTCTTCAGCAAAGTGTGGAGCGGGTGTCAAAGTGGAAGTTGCATGTCCGCTTCTGGCCGTTCTCTGCCTGTCACGACCCTCGGTAAATTTAGGTATGAATAATTTGTTCGGGGCTCTCCAGGGCTGCAAGGAAGTCGTGTTCACCCTCAGCTCCCCACCATGGGATAGATACAACGCCGCCGAGGTCTCTTAGCTGCCGCAGTAGCTCCAACAATGAGTAGATCTGATCTTGTCCCCACTGAGCCCCCATCCGATAGTCCAATGTGAGGCTATTAGTGAAAACGTAAACACCAAGGTCGGGTATTTGACCCCGGGTGCCGTACAGCCCACCGAGAACGACGTGGAATGCCTCTGCTGCTCCTGAGCTTACAAGCAAAGCATCCTGAGGGCCGGAGAATGGCTTTCCACTTTGGGATGCTTTGATCCAAAGATAGCCGCCGTCAACAGTGACATTTTTCGCGCCATGATCGAACAGATATTGAAATGCCTGCGGTACAAGCGACGAATCTGAATACGTCACCACAACCTCAGGGAGCGATCCATCGTTAGTTGCGAAGTATTCGGAAAAACTCACGTGGCGTGCCTATCGTTTACAAGGGACGGGGCATTTCCGATAAGCCGATGCCCCCTAGATGATTGTGCGGTGTTGGCTAGGGTTGAACCAATCGTTATTAACCCAACTGAAAACTGATTGCGAGCGGATGGTCAATGCTTTGGGCGGGAAGGGATGGCTCTGAGGGGTAGCTTTCGACCCTAAGCTGCCGGTGGCAAAGGGCAACATCCGCCCCTCAGAGGACCGCTCTCGAATCGAACCGCCTTGGAAGAACTTGCAGATTCATAGGCAATCAATCGACAGACCAGAACAATTCCAGCCATGAATAGTCATTACTTGTTCTGCTTGCCATCTCAAAAGTTGCTGTCATGTCGTAGGTGCCGTCCTCCACAACAAGTTCAACCAAGTCATTCTGTAGGTCTTCTTTCAGATAATTGATCAGCGTGTTGGCCGCTAGCATGGCATCGCCCGTTGCTGTGTCCTTCGTATAGTCACCTAGGGCACCCTGAAAAAATCGGGCGAGGTCGTTAATGGCTCGCTCCGAAAGGTCGGAATACTGAGTCATATCGTCGCCACGCAAAGCATTCAGCAAGTCCCCCTTCAGGCAGAAATGTGCTTGGTTATAAGCGTATTGGTAGCGGAATAGAAATCCTCCTTCGGTATAAGCAAGTCCAGAGGAGTGCGCCAACTTTTCGAGAAAGGCGACCGTTCGTTTCGAGAGCATTTGTCACCTATTAGTCTTCGACTATCAGTCTTGCGAACGCTTTATGAAATCGGCGAGTTGCGCGGCTTTGTTGCGTAATTCATCGAATCTTTCATTTAGCTCAACATGGCCCGGCTTCCAGCAAAGGACACCATTGTCACTGCTTTGGCCAAGAATGAGATCATTGAGTGAGCCCATTCCGCCAAAGGCTGACCGTAGGTACTCAATCCCAGAGTAGTCAGAATCCAGTAAGAGTGCTCTTGCCTTACGAATCCACAAGCTCCAGTGAGTATTTCCATCGCTCTCAAGCACTGTTGCAAGCTGATCAAGAACGCGGATCAGCTCTTCGGTTTTCGGTCCCATTTCTTGACATCGTCCAAGGTGAAACACGGTATAGGAGGTGAGTCCCGCTGCAGAGAATTCTCGCCCGCATTGTCGCATAAGCCACGGTTTCGCTATCAGCTGTCCACGGGCCGCTTCTGGCCGATTGCTGCCCGTCAGGTCTTAATCGGACGACAGCAGCACAGCAAGCGTGAGCTTGATGAACTCTTCGTTCTTATCAATGGTATCAAGTGCGCCGCGCACGTTGTCTGCGACTTCGGCAGCGCCTCTCTGCTCGACCCAGTTGGACAACTCAAGGATAGCGGCCTCAAGGGCCAATTGGTTTTCGTTGATCTTGAACAGCAGGGAAGGGAGTAAGTCGGAGTTCGGCATCGTGATTTTCCATGAAAAAATTTAGCGTAGCAGGTGGGAACAGTAGCGATGCATGGGGGGGCGGATTGAACAGCTAAAGCGGCGTGCCCGGAAGCATCCCACGACCTGGAGCAGTGGCCCAGGGGAGTAATTCCGTTCCGCAACCCAAAACGGACTCCTTGAAAGCTGCGGGATGCAGGCCTTTAAAAATCAGTAGCTTGCGGAACGGTAAAGCTGCTAACCTATTGAAATAGCTTGTTTTGTGGATGGATTGCAAATCCACCTACGCCGGTTCGATTCCGACCTCGGCCTCCACTTTAAACAAGCTCCGTAGATCGATGATTTACGGAGCTTTTTTATTTGCGTCGTCCTGCAAGATTTAGTCTTGAAATGGGCGTTTGCAAACTTGCTTCACCGGGACGGGATGTATATATTTCGTCCTCTGCTGCACAGGCGTCAGAACTGACAGATCGTCATTTGTCAGCCATCAGACTGCCTGACCGCGCTACCGCCCGAATGGCGAAACTGGTAGACGCATGGGACTTAAAATCCCCCGCTCGTAAGGGCGTGCCGGTTCGATTCCGGCTTCGGGCACCATGAATACCAAAGGCTTGCGTGAGATACCTCACGCAGGCCTTTTTCATTTCTACTCGGCTATTTCTCGAAGTGTTCTGCGAACGATCACTTTGCCGAGTTCATCTTCTTGCGAGGCCCAGGATGGCATGGAAGACACTTAAGTACTTGATGGTATCGGGCATCGTTCTGGCGAGCGTGGCCTACGCGTCAAGGTATGCGTACTTCAATTACTACATGGAGTACCAGGCTAAAAACCTTGTCAGGGACTATCTGAAAGACCCTCAATCCGCGGTGTTCAGGAACATTGACTCCAGGCACCAGGTATTTTGCGGCGAGGTGAACAGTCGAAACAGCTTCGGGGGAATGGTCGGTTTTTCAAGGTTCATCGCACTTCCTCGCGATAACAGAGTTGTACTGGAAGAAGAGTTTGAAAGCCGAAACGCTGGGGAGTTGTTTGAGCAGTCGTGGAGACTTACTTGCGAACCGGCTTGA